CGGAAGGATCTACGCGAATTGGGCGATAAGCTTCTAAATGGGATTTCACCGAATGGAAAACCAGGCAGCCACGCACAGTGATCTTGACCAGTTGATGGCCTACGATTCATGGCATTGGGCATACTGGTCAAGTATCCGTCTGCAAAAAAGTAATTTCTCGCTCGATGGTTTCGAATGGCTGCCAGGCATCATCAGAACACCCAAAAGAGACAAATGCTACAAGAAGGCAAGTCAGATGGCAGGCACCGAAGGTTTCGTCATCGATTCCCTGCACGGCTGTATTACCCGCAAGTATCCACTCGGAGTTTTATACCTATTCCCCTCTAAAGACACAGTTACCGACTTCTCGGCCTCCAGGTTCAAGCCGCTGATTACCGACAATTACGACGCCGTTGGCCAGCATGTAAGGGACACCGATCGGGCGAATCTTAAACAGGTTGGCCAGGGATTTCTCTATTTCAGGTCCGGCACGCTCTCCAAAACCGTGCAAGGGCAGCACAAGACCTCGGCCCAGCTCGTCGCAATCCCCGTGGACGCCGTTGTGTATGATGAATGGGATTTGATGTCGCCAGCGACGCGTGAGCTTGCCGTGAGGCGCATGGAGCAAAGCAACATCCAAGCCGAAGCGTTCTTGTCAAATCCGACCTTACCTGATTACGGCATTGAATCAGTGTATGCCGATTCAGATATGAGCGTCTGGATGATCAAGTGTGGCAAGTGTGGCGGATATACCTGCCTTGAACTGGAATACGAAGAGGCTCTTCACCGGCTGCCGAACGGAAAGGTTATCAGGCTTTGCGCACGATGCCGCGACCGCGAAATATATCCGAGAAATGGCCTATGGGATGCTCGTTATCCGGACCGGGCGATGGCTGGCTTTTGGATTTCACATCTTTGCAATTACAAAACAGATTTCCGCCAAGGCACAGACCCGGCCCATATTCTCGATATGATCGAGAATCCGCCTCGTGAATCCTACAAGGTGACGCATTTCTGGAATATGGATATGGGTATGGGTCACGTGTCGGTGAGGGATCGGTTGTCATACCAGCAGGTCCTGGACCGGTGCGGTGATTATGGGATGGAAAACAGAGACCCCGGGCCGTGTTCGATGGGTGTTGACCAGGGCAATGACATCAATGTCGTGATCGGTAAAAAGGCGTTTGCCGGAGATAAGGTGGTCCACATTGGAACGTATATCGACTGGACAGAGCTTGACAATCTGATGAAAGATTTCAAGGTGTCTCGGTGTGTGGTGGATGCTTTGCCCGAAACCAGAAACGCCAGGGCTTTCGCCGGCAGGTTCCCCGGGAAGGTTTATCTCAACTATTACAACGAGCATCAGAAGGGCAGTTATTCATGGAACGAAAAAGAACATACGGTATCGTGTAACCGGACGGAATCGCTTGACTCAAGCCATCGTGAAATCATGGAAGAGGCTGTTATTCTGCCAAAGCAATGCGAAGTAATAGAAGAATTTGCAAAGCACATGAGAAACACGGCGAAACGGCTTGAAGAAGATCCGGAGACCGGCTCCCAGCGATATGTCTATGTGAAGCTTGGGACAGATCATTTCCGGCACGCTTTCAATTATTTTGTCATGGGATTGCAAAATATGCCGAATTTACTTTTTCCGGGGTTGGCATGAAACCAGATAACCCAATCACCCACGCAATATACAGCAACCGCGGTGGCATCGAGATTGTCCACGAGGGCGATCAGGACGATAACTTCATCGTCGAGACGGTCCGAGGCGGAATCTTGTGGCCTGCGGTTGAATCCCCTGGTTATTTTTGCATACTCGGTCAGCGGCCTACGTTTAATGATTTCAAAAAGAAACCTTTGGTCCTTTTGGCGGAACATTCAACCGACTTACCCCAGAAGCTGATTGAAACCATCACCATCGAGACCCGGCGCATGATGTGCAGGGATATTTTTTGCGATTTCAATGAACATACGTTTCAATTCCAGGAGGATCTAGATCGGCACATAAAGAAATTCGGCATTGTCGGTGTCAATCTCAACGGGCCATATCTTGCAGATTGGATCAACGGGATCTTGTCGGCGCAACAATGGATGTCCGAAGATGCGCTGGAGCTTCCGAGGGGTACGGTTTTGAGAGACCAGCTTTCTGGTATGAAGTTCGAAGACCGGGATCCGACCAGGCGCGGGCCGTTTTATGCGGTCGACGCGCTCAGGTGTGTGTTGGGCAGCTTCGAGGTTCCGGCGCCGAGGCCGGTAACGATTAAACAGGCAGGGTATTTTTACGCATAATGGCTGGATACGGAATATTAGAGCAAAAACCTGAATTTTCTCCCGTAAACGATACCCGGTGGACGCCAAACGCCAAGCTGGAGCAGCGGGATAAGGATGCGGCGCAGGAAAAGTCTGACCTGACACAACGCAAGCCCGAAATTATCTCCCTCGGCAGCCACATCCGGTCCGGATTTACCATCGCAATTTCATCAAAGCTGAATATCCAAAACGAAATGCTTATGTCCCTTCGCCAGCGTAACGGGGTTTATGAAGCCGACCAACTCCAGATGATCAAGGCTCAGGGCGGCACGGAAATCTACATGATGATCACCGACACCAAATGTCGGGCATTGGAAAGCCATCTAAAAGATATCATGCTTCCAGTCGGCGAGAAACCGTTTGAGATTGAGGCTACCCCCGTACCTGACATTCGGCCGGAAATTGCAAAGCAAGCATGGGCCGAGCTAGTCCAGGAGGTTCAGGCCAGGCTTCTCCAGGAGACCGGAGGCGATGAAGCGGCGGCCAGGCAGATGTTTACTCCCGATCTCTTAAAGGCGGAAGGCGAAAAACTCGAAGAAGAACTGTTGAAGCAACTCAAAGAAATTGCCGACGATGCCGCAAAGGAGATGGGCGTCAAGATCGATGACGAGCTAAAGGAGGGTGGATGGTATGTCGCGCTAAGCGATTTTATCGATGATATATCGACGTATCCAACCGCATTTATCGTTGGGCCAATAAGCAGGATGCGAACAGTCAAAGAGTGGGCGCCGATTCCAGGTACAAACCTCAGCCGGATTTCATTTGTCAAAAAGGTTGTCAAAGAATACGAGCGATTTGACCCGTTCGATGTTTACCCGGGGCCGGGGGCCAAAAATATCCAAGACGGAGAATTGTGGCTTCGACTTCGCCTGCAGCGCAAAAGCCTGGTAGCGATGAAGGGCATTCCGGGGTTTGACGATGCCACGATTGATCATGTCCTCGAATTGTACGGGACATCGGGGTTCCGTGATTTTATCTATTCAGACACTGAGCATGCCGATTTGCACGATCGGCCGCAGGAAACCCAGGATCCAACAGGATGGATCGACGCTGTTAAGTATTTCGGATCGGTTCAGGGTTTTTTACTTCGCCAATGGGGCATGTCAAATAAGCAAATACCGAACCCTTTTATCGAATACAATATAACCGCCATAGCGGTCGGAAACCACGTGATTATGGCGCGTCTCAATGAAAATCCGATGGGTAAAAGGGGTATTTACTCGGCCAGCTTCAAGAAGAAAAATGGATCTGTGTGGGGCCAAGCGCCTCCCTTTCTGATAAGACCGATTCAAAATTTCTGCAATTCGGCCGCTCGGGCAGTCTGCAACAATTTTGCGATAGCATCCGGCCCTCAGGTTGGCGTTAATGCCGAACGGGTTCCCCCTGGTACTGATTTCATGTCCATCTTCCCGTGGAAAATCTGGCCATTTACCAACCCAAAGACCGGAGCTTCCGGATCAATAGATAAGCCGATACATTTTTTTCAGCCGAAGTTGATCACCAAAGAATTGATGGATACTTACGATTATTTTTTCAAGCAGAGTAGCGAGATTACCGGCATTCCTGCTTATACCTCCGAGAATCTTCAGGGAGCAGGAAAGACGGCTAGGGGTCTTGCGATGCTTCGAAACGATGCCGCGAGAGGTATTCGGGCGGTGGCCAGGAATATTGACAATGGAGTTATCAGCCCTTCGGTTGAAAATCACTGGCTTGAAATGATCATCGAAGACGACTCCCAGGCCCAGGGCGATGTCAACATCATCGCGCGGGCTTCCGACTATCTGGTACAGCAAGAACAACTCGATGCCCAGAGATATGAAATCCTTGACAGGTCCAACAACCCGGTTGACCTCGAAATCATGGGATATGGCGGAAGGGCGGAATTGTGGCGGGCAAACCTTCGATCACTGAAAACCAATGTTGACAAGATCATTCCAGACAAAGAGGATATGGTCCGAAATATGGTTCAACGGCAGATCGAGCAAATGATTATGAAGCTGTCACAGGCGCTGGGGGTTCCACCGGAACAATTGATGGCGATTCTCCGGGCTCAGGCGCCGGGCCAGGGCGGAGGGCAGCCGCAACAAAGACAGATTCCGGCGAAAACAGGCGAGGAGTCGATTTGATGGAATATGACATAGGCAAAACACTTCTTGAATTGACCACAGGGATCTATCCTGATATCTTAACAGATATTTACAATAGGGCAGATTCACGAAATATGGGGGACGCAGCGGGAAGAAGATCAGGGTCTTTTAATCTTGGCACTTGTCAAAAACCAATATTATTGAACGAGGACAATATTTTAGACTATATAGTTGATTTGGGCACAGTCTTGGATGAAACCTCTGTCATGTTTGGAGAACCAAGAGATACAAGATTTGTTATTTTCCATCCTGCTTTCATGCCGATTCTAAAGACATCTATGGGAAGAATATGTAATGCAGAGGTGGCAAAACCCCACGCCCTTTCTAAGGGTCGCGGGAGAAGCACCTATGGCGGAATGATAGACGGGATGGAAATTTACACAACACAACAGCTTCCAGTATCATACAATAATGGGAAAAAAATATATCATATATTATTCGGCATAAAGTCGTTTATGCTTTTTGATTCTAGCAAGATTGGTGTTTTGTCCGCAACGGTATGTGGTGATTTCATTAATAAATGGATGGACGATGCTTCGTCCGCTATGAAGCGGAAAATAGATCAAGTGGAATTATTGGAACGCCTAAAGGCGTGCGTGGAAAATTTCGAAAGGTCAATTTGATGGACAGGGTTTTGTTTGAAAAAATCAAGGATTATGAAGAAAAGCGGGGTATTTCAGAAATATGGAGTATTGGGTGTCTTGAAAAATTTCTGTTTCCCCAAACAAAGAACGCGGAAGTTGAATTCAGTGAAAGTTTTATAAACGAATGCTTGAACGCCCAATGGTATCGCGGGTGGGGGTGGTTGGTAAAATGAAAGATTTAAAGGAGACCCATGGCAACGATTAAATCATATGTGAAAAAAGCGGAAGACTGCATCATCGGCAACGACGAGATTGCACGAGCCATGTCAGATTCCAGGGACCGCGGCGAGCCCAAGCACTCAAAG